CTCCTTGACTCGATCTAAGATGTCTTTACACGTATCCTTTTCCTGCGTCTGCTGTTCCATCTTGTCTTTCATGATTCCTTTTCATTTTCTTTTTTGTATGCGTCAATGAGTTGGTCGATAGAATAGTAAGTATTGGCGTACAAAAACGGCATTATTAAAACTTGTACAATGCTATTATCAATACCTTTTACAAATTGTTCTGTTAGCGTATGCATTACATGAACAAAATAAACTGAATGTAGTTTAGGTAAAGTAACTTCATTTTCAATCAAATCAACCATAACCTCAGTAGTTTCTTCCAAATCTTCTTCATCAACAATAGTCAAAGTTAATTGCAAACTGAAAGCTAAGTAATCAGCAATCTCATCTAATTGTGTATCTAATGGCTTACCTGGTTGTTTCTTCCAATTTTTAAAAAACTCAAGTGTGTTAACCCACTCCGCAAATTCAATAATCATACTAGCTACTGTGTCATTTAAATTTCTAGTCGGTATTCTATCGTCGAACTTCTTTTGTATTTGTAATAACTCTTGTAACTGATCAATTGTTAATGTGTTAGTCATTTTCCTGTTCCTCCTCATATTTATAGACAACTTGACCTGCCACAATCCCTACTGCTTCATCAAGTTCAATGCCTTCTTTAACTGAATGTTGAATAGCATTTGTCATTCCCTCAAGTATTTCATCAAACGCTTGTGCTTTCTTATACACGTCCTCAATCTCTTTTAGCAATCCCTCTGTGTCATTGCCGTTATACGCACTAGCACTTATAACTGATTGTTCGATTTGTTCGCGGTTGTTCATCATTTCCATCTCCTCAAAATAAAGTTAGTTGCTTCTGTTCCTCATATTCCAAATCATGTTGCTTTATATATATTTCAAGCTCTCCGGCTGTATCAAATGTCTTTTTCACGCCTTGCCAACCTGGCACGATATGCCCATGAAAGTAATAAGTGCCGTTCACTACATGGATATGTGCCACTCGTTCGTTATCCTGATACAGATATCTCTTAGATCCGAAAAATTGGTTTAAGTATTCTTTACATGCGCTATCGGTTTTAGGCATTTATGCTTCCTGCCATTTCTTAAACATTTGGTTATAAGTATTATCAAACCAGTACGGATCACGTGAATGTTTCTGTGGTACATTAAACAAATGTGGCTTCTTCTTACGTAGTTCAGCCTCTTTACGTCGTTGCCTAGACATTTCACGCTCTTTGCTCTCTCGCTCCATGATTTTGGATAACACAATTTCTTTATATTCAGCTAAGCGCATACCATAAGGTGCATGTAAGGCTTCTAACAACGCCCAGCCACCTCGTACTCTTTTTGCAACCATTCCTGGAGTTAAACCGTTCTTTTTTATCAATTCATTTTCATGTTCGGTAAATTTATATGGTTTACCGTTAATCTTTACGATACTCATTTATTCCACCTCTATACATTTACTTTTTTAATCCAATCCTCTAATTTGTGCGTGTTGTGATTTCTAGTAAATAGTTCACTTACATTAACACCTAGAGCATCTGCCAATTTATCTAATACATTTAAGTTAACCATCTCAGCTTTTCCGTTTTTATATCCACTAATAGTTGATCTTGATACGCCAGTTTCATTGTGCAAATCTTGGACACTTACGTTATCTCTAGCCATGATTACCCTTAAATTAGTTGCGAATACTTCGTTCAACTTCATTTATTCCACCTCTATATATGCATGTCTTATTGTTATGTTGTCATACTTTAGTAATTCGTCCGGATTGTCATCTAAGCGCTTTGCCAGCGTATCTTTTTCTTTATCCACATCATCGTAATGCTGATATTCAACTTCTGTAGGTATTCTTATATCAATCGTTGCGTTTATATATGCTTGTTGTTGCATTAGATCACTTCATTTCTCTTTTTCTTTTACGTCTGACTTTCACTAAGTCCTCATATACCATCCATTCTTGACCTGTGTATTTAGGCGCTTTACATATCCACGTTAAATTCACATCTCTATACTGATATCTGAATATCTTCGCTTTGATGTTGGCAACTTCAGTCGCCTTACCTTTAACGTCTATAACTTCAACCAGTTTCCCTTCCTTCCACAAAGAGAAATCGGCTATATACGTAATCGGTCTTTGTTTCCCGAATTTAGGTTGTAATTCAAATTTCGGTTGTATTTCTATATGATCATAATTAGTGTCACTCATATTACTTTCTAAATATTGGTAATATTCACACTCTACTTTGCTATCAAATACAATTCCTTTGTACTCAACTTTCTTAGCGTTGTATTTACTCATTGTGCCACCTCTAAATATCAAATATCGTTGCTTGTAATCCTAGTTCTTGCTCATATAAAAGCCCGTGAGCGCCTTTGAAGCGTTTCAGGTCACTATCAGTCATAATTTTCTTTTCGTCGCTGAAATGGGCTCCTGTGAGCGAATAAACTTCATTTACGTTGTCTTTATACTTGATGACCTTAATATCTTCCGTGCCATCTTCTCGGTATAAGTAATATTTTTCTTTCGGCATTTTTAACACTCCTTAATATTCGACGATTGCGGGTCTTTCTTCTTTTTCTTTCAACTTATCATCAATAAGTTTTTTAAGTTTCTCTTGGTCTCCGTTTGCAAAATCAATCATCTTTTGAGCATATACATCTCTACAATGTAATATTTCTTTTATATTTTGTTTTGTGATTACCACGCATCTCGCTCCCTGAAATCGTCTCCGATTACTCTTACTTTTCTTGCTCTTTTTTTCATTCTCGAATTTATACGTTGCCAGTTCATATTTTGATTTAGTTCTTTATCACTAAAGTTAGTTGTAAAGATGTTGTTTTTACCTACTCTGTTATCAACAATGCTGAAAAGTTTATTTATAGTGTGTTCTGTGTTTTCTACACCCATATCATCTAGTACAAGTAAATCAATCTCACTAAGTAATTTGACTAGTTCGTCTGTAGTCTCTACTGCATTTTTGTTGTATGTCGCTTTGATACGATCCATCAACATTGGTATATGCATAAAAGCAACTGTATGCCCTTTAGCTTTAACTGCTTTTGCGATAGCGTATGCTAGGTGGCTTTTACCAGTTCCATATGAACCTTGAAATATTAATGATTTTGGTTCTTTTGTAGAGAAACCCTGTACATACTCTATTGCTGATTGTTTAGCGTGTACTTGTTTTTCATTTTGTGGCTTGTAGTTGTTTACTGTTGCATCTCTTAAAGACGGATTAACGTTTGATTGATTGAATATGTTGTTTATCTTCCGTTGCTTGTTTCGCTTATATTCCTCATAGATTTCACATTTGCAACCGTCTTTATACTCGTAACCATCCGGGTGTTTTTTAGTAGGAGCGAACTTATATAAGTCGTATTCACTTCCACATCTCTCACATTTCAATCCTTTTTCGACATGAGTAGGTTGATATTTTTTCAAACTTTCGTTTATCTTTTCACTGAATAGTGGTTTCATAATATCCCCCCTAATCCCAATAACTTTCGTCGTACTTCATACGTTCCAATTGATCTATGCCAGTTGGTTCTGCTTTTTGATTGAGGTATCCCTCAAATTTATTACCAAAAAGTGTTTCTGGTCTAAGGTATTTATCGCTATCCGTGTTTAGCCACTCAGCTGTTTTGATATCAATCACCTTTTTAAAATCCTCCAACCTAAAATCTTGATTCCATCTTGCTTTAATAAAATCTTTTGTTTTAGCTGTATTGTGTTTAAAATGCTTGCCCGCTTTTTTGTTTAAGTAATCGATAATTTCTTTATAGGGTATAGAAGATGCTGTCGGGTTGCCCGACAATATATCTATTCTATTTATATTGTTATTACTTGTATTATTAATACTTGTATTATTCTCTTTGACATTTGCGTCAATAGGGGTATTGACAGAATTATCAATAGGGGTATTGATTTTTGCGTCAATAGGCATTGACGATTGCGTCAAGGGGTACATCTTCCTTTGTTTAACTTCATTACCTTCTTTGATAATTTCGATTTTTAGATAACCAAATTTGATAAGGTTCGAAATTCTACGAGATATAGTTTCTTTAACGACGTTGTATAAAGTTGCAAAGTAACCATTACTTGCTGTGCAGTATCCATACTTATTACTTAAAGACGTTATTTCTGCAAAAAGTAATTTTTCACTATCAGTAAGTCGATTATCATATCTGACATTTGCCGTTATTATTGAGTAGTAACTTGGTTGTTCAGTCATTCTCAGCACCTTCTTTCAGTGCTTTTATTTTGTCCGGTACTTCCCAGTTATTTATGAATTCTTTAAGTTCATCTGTCATAGGTACGTCATTAAGGATTACGTCTGAACCATGTAAATAAAAATTAATTTTATTAAACATGAGAGCAGTCTCATAAATATTTTTTGACCATCCAATATGATATGTCTTTCTTTTATAAGTTATTTGCGCTACATAACCACTTTGAGTTAAATAGACTCCTTTGAACTTACTTTTTCCTCTTCTACGACGTTTTTGGTCTTTGTAAGTTTTGTATTCATATTCAAATATAGAGTCATTTTGATTTTTATGATTCTTATAACCTTGTCCGTCCCAATATTTATCTACTGCGCTGTTGTATGCTTTAGCTGCCTCCCATTCATCAACAAAACTACCTAAATATTTAGATTTGCTATCAATTTTTATTACAGCAGACCATTTTTTTGTTTTTCGATTTAAATAAACACCTTTATAGATACTCGAAGTATTTCTTGTAGGCCTTGCCCATCGTTGTTGATAACCAATTGAAGTGATGTTGTTTTTGGTAAAATCATTATTTTTTATTTTTTGAAAACCATTTTCTAATACAAATCCACTTAAGCTAACGTTGAGTGGATTTGTGTGAATTCTTCTAACGTTATCTACATAAGATTTTGTCCAAATATATTGATTAACCCTCTCATAATCTTCATCATCAACAAAAATTTCTTCTCCATCTTGTAAAAATATCGATTTAACCATTATTCTCCTCCTTTCAGCATTTTGTTGAGCCTCTCATCAACTTTTAGCCATGAGTCATGCAAGTGATATTTATCATCAAACGACTTAACGCCAATCGCATGTTGCTCGTTGTGATGTTCGCGACATAACGCTAATACATGTTTGTCATAGTGGTTCATTTTGTTTCTGTTCATGCCTCTGCCGACTGCTTCATAATGTGCCAGGTCTGCGTGAGGCTTTCCGCATATTACACAGTTGCGGTTGACAGTTGACCAGTATAAGAACGATTTATCTTGTTTCAGCAAGTCGCTTGTTTTGTAGCTAAGTGGTATGTCATTGTAGAACGTCCAGTCAAGCGTTGCTTCAATGATTTGACTTGCTTGTGTTCTCGTACAATTACTTAGTGAAATACGTTCATCATAGCCGTAGTAAGTCCTTACATACTCGATGAACATATGTCGCATATAGTCCATTGGTTGACCTGTATATTCTTCTATGTCTTTGACAAGCGCGAATATTTTTCGTCGTTGCTTGCCGGTAATTTGAAACGGATCTATGACGCTTACATCGACTTCCACATCAAATCCGTTATCAAGTAGTAATGTTTCTTTATTGCCTAATTCAACACCCGAGATGACAACTGTTGTTGTACCGTCATCTTGAGTGATATAACTAGTAATTATTGGCATCTAATCATTCCAATCAGAACGGTAAGTCATCATCAGTAATCGCAGTGGTATTATCAAAAGGATTATTACCAGTTTGAGTTTGTCTTTGTTGATGATAATTGTTGTTTGGTTGTTGGTTGCTATTCTTCGGTTCTAAGAATTGAACACTGTCCGCTGCTACTTCTGTAACAAACACACGTTGCCCGTCTTTGTTTTCATAACTGCGTGATTGTAAACGTCCATCAACGCCAGCCAATGACCCTTTGGATAAATAATTATTTACATTTTCTGCTTGTTTTCTAAAAGTTACACAGTTAATAAAGTCTGCCTCACGTTCTCCTTGAGCGTTAGTAAATGTTCTGTTAACTGCGATAGTGAAAGTGGTAACACTCACACCATTTGGCGTTGTTCTATATTCTGGATCTTTTGTTAAGCGTCCTACTAATACTGTTCTGTTTAACATTATTGTTTCTCCTCACTATCCAATTGTTTTAATCCCGCATCTAATTTTTGGTGTGCTTCTGCGATTTGTTTTTGACTTAATTTATTAATGTTAGATATTTTTAGCCATCTCATCGTTTTATCGATAGTTGCATCTCGCCCTTTTTCTTGAGATAAGTTCACGAACTGATTGATACGCTCTTCTAATTCTGTAATATCGTTGTCACTTGCACTTGGTAGTTCCTCGCCGTTGTAGATATATAAGCCTAAACCGTGTAAAGCCGAAGCTTTTACAAAACATCGTTTTTGCGCTTTGTTAATATCGAAAGTTGTTGCACTACCTTTAGCAAGCGATTTATTTCTAAAGTCCAATACTGGAAGCCACTCAGTCTCTGTACTATCTTTCACAGTCACAGATACCTGTACAAAATAGCCTTCTGGTGTAGCCAAATAAGGTACAAAATAATTTTCTGTGTTAATATCTGGATGTGGAAACTCGTGTACTTTTACTGTGTAGTTTGGGTCAATCTTTTTCAGCTCTTGGTGTGCATATGACCATGCTAGATAAGTTAATCCATTTTTTTGTTCTGTATGATCATTCACGTTTTTACTGTTCAACTGTTCAAATAATGTTTGTTCAGTCATGTTCTACCTCCTCGTACTCAATAGTTTCTGTCACTGTTTTCTTGATTGCTTTGTGATAATCCATATTGATACTCGCTTCTTCCATACCGTTAAACTCCCTAGCTCTATTTCTATTTGTGGAGTAACTAACATCTGAATTGTTATCAGTTGGTTTGTTAGTTATATAAATTGGCATATCCCTATGACGGATGATATAAGTTACAGTCTGATTCATAGCGACCTCCTACCATCTCATGACTAAGTTAATTAGTCTGTCCTGTTCGTCTGTGTTCTCTTCAATCCATTCATCTATTGCTTGGTTGAATAAGTCTGATGCCATATCTAAGTCATTCTCATCTACGACATAAGCATGTTTAATTGGTACGTTGTTCATATCTTTAACTTGTATTGATATGCCCATATGACCTTTTAAAATGAATAGCTTAAAATCGAATCCGTTAACATGAATATTTTTGCGTATGATTTCGCCTATTTCGTAATACATCTTGACTTCCTCCGTTTTTCGTTTTATATTGAACATGAATTTTTTCTTAAGTGTTTTGTTTGATACTGTTACTTGTTGGCGCAAGTAGCAGTTTTTTTATTCTTCATAAAAGTATTCTTTATAAAATATGAATGTTGCGATACTTGCGAATCCCGCAATTGACCACGCTGTAGTGAAGTATAGAAACGGCATGAGTACAATCGCTAAGACTGTGAAGCATAATACTGCTAATAGATAGCTTTTATAAATGTTACTCATTTTCTTTTTTCAACGCCTCCATTATTCTCTCGTCTGACAAGCCGTGATAAGGGAATTTTTCTCTAGCTAATTGGACTGGTATTCTGCCTCGAATCGCAATGTAACCTTCGTCTTCAAGCTCTTTATTCAGTTCTCTTATTATTTGTCCTGCTTTGGATTTAGAAACAGATAAAATTACTGCAAGTTCTTTAGCTTGCAAACTATTTTTTATCATATCTATTCCTCCTTTTTATTTTTGTGTTGTGTATAATTTAGTTATCTCCTAGTGAAAGGAGGTGATAAGTATGGAATTTAATGATTTTCAAAATTTCTTTGGTGAACTTAGTAATCAAGCCGAAAAAGAATTCGGTGGTGACAGTGACTTTTTTAGAGATAGAATAAATAAGTTGAAAGAAGATGCTCCTGAAAACGTATCTTACGAAATTATTTATTCAATAGCTTTATACGAAAGCTTAAAAGCTCAACAAGATATGAAAATTTTGAATACAGTTAAATATCTTTTAGATCGTGACTAGCAATATCCAACAATGATTTGCTCTGAGCATTATTAATTTTTGGATAATCAAAATTTCTAAGTTTAAATCTTGTGTTTTTCTCAATCTTTACAACCTTCCACGTCACAACTGCCATTGTGATGAGGAGGGTTGTTTTGTATAGTGTGTTCATTGATAATTCCTCCTATTAAGATTTTTATTTTTCTCCTAAAAACTTATTAACAAAGTATTGTTGTCCTTTGCCTGTTACTTTTGGCGTCTTACTAATTGATGTGTGACCGTCCGAATGTGTAATTGATGTTTCTTTAATTTCGAATAACTCACGTTCCATTGAATACTGTGTAGGCATGTTGTAATCCACACCCTTGCGTTTAATAAGGAATCCGTTTTGACGTAACCATTCGAATAATCTGCGTTGTCCGATGTTTACACCGTTTTGTTTAATGATCTTCGCTAACTCTCCAACTAAAATTGATGTCTTAGTTGTAGCTACTGCATCTGCAAATACAATTTTTGGTTTATCACGTTCAATCTTTGTTTCTAATTGATTGATTGTGTTGTTAGCAATTTTTAAAGCACGTTGCATAATCATTTCTGGACTGTTCCATGCTTTCTCTACTTGGATGAAGTATTGTCTTGCACGTTTACCAGGTTCACTACGTTGAATCATTGCAATCTCTTTTGCAGTGTCTAGTGTTAGTGCGTGGTCAATATAGTGAGTCATATTGCCCTGAGCTGTTGCTCTTTTTTGAGCGATAGCTGTGTAATCTGCATTTTCTTCAAATCCGTATTTAAGCATTCTCGGAAACCAATCTTTATATGCTGTCTTAACTTCTAATGCTTGATGAAGTTCTCGACCGCTGATTGCGATTTCTCCATTTTCTTTTTCTTGTATGTTGAACATTTCTCCGATGTTCGATTTTGTTTGTAGTGCTTGCATATTGTTTATGCTCCTTTCTGCTATACTCCTATTAAGGAGGTGATAATATGAATAATGATTATTTAACAGTCAACTATCCATTCGAAAAAATGATTGATAAAACTAAAAGTGATTACGATTTTCATATCGAAACGCCTTGGATAGATGATGGTGAATTCTGGAATGAAGCTGAAGTAGAAGTATTAGTAAATGACGAAAACCCTTTTTTGAGAGTGATCAAAACCAATTACAAAAACGGTTTTAAAACGATAGTAATAGAAAACTCTCATAAATATTATGTGAAAACTAACTGGGTTTTAGATTTAATAGAAGGTTCTACTTACTTACCTAGAATTCAGTAATTACGATATTTTAATCGTGGAATTTCCTTTTTTGTCTGAAGAAATTTTTAAACCATGGATTGTTTTTTTTATAAGCAATTGTTCTAGCACTGTTACAGCAGTGAATAGAATGATTGCTTTTTTAATAGTTTGTAATGCTTGCATATTGTTTATGCTCCTTTCATGTATAATGTTGTTATCTCCTAACGGAAGGAGGTGGTGCTTATGGCAACCAATCCGCCTAAAGATGGACGCCGTAAAGGTGCAGTAAAAAATCGCTCTCAAGTTAAAAATCCTAAAACAGGCCGTTACGTTAAACGCAATTCTGAAACTGGGAGATTTATGGATATGAAATCAGATTCAAAACCGTTTAAAGGCGTTCGTAAAGAACGTTAACTTGAGTGAAGCTACTCTAATTCATTTAGAGTGGCTTTAATATCGTTTTGTGAAATTACTTGATTAATTACAATTGAAAGGTTGTTAACTAATTCTTCATCATGTTCTTCATAACCAGATTCATACATCATTGCGTGCAGTAACTCATGGATAAGTATTTGCTTTTTTCGCTCGAATGATAATCCTCGTTTAAGTTGTATGAGACTATCTTTATAAATACAAAGCCCTAAACAACTTGGATTGTTATCTACATCTTCTAATTGGACTATTTTGTATTTCACGCCACATACGTTGATGTCCATTCTTTATGCTCCTTTCGTGTATAATGTTGTTATTAAATAATTAAGGTGGTTATTCTTATGGAATTTATACAATCTACTTTGTTTTCAAATATCATTGCGGTCGTCGCTCTTTTATGTTCTTTTTGGTCTATTAGATATACTTACAAACAGAATAGATATGATCTGGTTATTTCTGGGTTTACTTCAGAAAAATTTGTTGATATCCCTTTATACTTTTGTTTCGATATCTCTAACCCTTCTAGCAAGGGTATTCATATAAATAAATTGGAACTTATAAAAGATGATAAAGTAATAAGCGATTTAAGGTATAAACCGACTACCGAACTCATAATGAGATATCCGAAACCGGATAAGTCGCCTCTTTATCGTAAAAACCTAAATACCAAAACTTTCTTAGCCCCATACTCAAAAGAAACGTATAAATATCACTTACCAACAATTCCTGATTCAATACGACTTTATGCTGACGAAAGATTCTACCGATTTAAAAAGAGTAAATTATTCTTTATTAAACTTAATGAGGTAGAACAATATAACGAGATTTAGTACAAGGTGTATGCACAAAAATATGTTTGTAACTAGCATTTCACATCTTCCTTTCATCATTTTTGAATAACTTTTATTCAAATTGTTACTTCATAATCTTTTGTTGAGTAATAATATTTTTAATAACCTCAACATCTTGGTCGTCGAGTTGTAGCTCGGCGGCTTTTTTACTAAATTGTCCGTCAATAATTCTGTTGATTTCGTGCCACTGTGCAGGTGTGAATTGCATTCTGAATTCTAAAAATTGTTTGATTGTTTTCTCCATTTGTTGTTCCTCCTTTTAAGATGTTTGTTTTTCTTCGACTAAAACGTATTTAAAATACGATTCATCTTTTAAAAAAATAATCTCATCAATAGAGATATCTAATGTTTTAGCAATTCTAAAGGCGTCTCTAGGTTTAATCATTTCTGGATTGTTTTCCCAAATGTTATAAGTAGACGGCGAAATGCCAAGTTTTTCAGCGAAAGATGACTGGGTGTATCCTTTTCGTTTTCGCCATTCATCTAATTTCAAACTATGTTTGATGTGATTCATTTTTTTGCCTCCTTGTTAAGTTCTGACTAAAGTATATCGTAACTAAAATACGTTTTCAAGTATTTTTTGTAATTATTTTTTAAAAATACGTATTTTTATTTTGGTAAATCGTATTTTAAGGGTTGCAATTACGATTTATCATAGTATAATGAAAATATGAAAAATCATTATATATAAGAAAGGAAAACAAAATGGCTTTCAAAAATTCCATAAAAGAAATTAGGTTAAACAATAGATTATCTAAAGTTGAGATGGCTAGAAAATTAGATGTTTCTGAAGGTACTATAAGAATGTGGGAAAGCGGGAGAACTGAACCTAGAATGGGTATGATTGAAAAAATATCAAGCTTGTTTAATGTTTCTAAAGGCTACCTTTTAGGAGAGATTGAAGAAACTGTTTTTCCAGAATTTGATAGCGAAATTGAAGTGCCGTATTATGGTAAAGTTTCTGCTGGGAATTTCGAAGAAGTTGCAATCGATAATGAAAAATTAAAGGCTCCACCATTCGCCTTTAACGGTCGTAAACCTAGTGAATGCATAGCGTTACAAATAAATGGTGATAGCATGAATAAAATACTCGCTAACGGTTCTTATATAATTGTCCATGATTATAGAAAGTCTTATGATCATAAACTTAACAGTAATGACATCCTTGTATTACGTCTAGGTGGCGAATATACAGTTAAGCGTGTGAGACGTACTGAAACAAAACTACATTTAGACCCAGTAAGCTATTCAGATGAATTTAAAACTAATTCTTACGATTTAGATTCTATTGATGAAATCGAAGTGATAGGCAAAGTTATTTATAACTATCGAATTTTTGATTAATAACACTTATATAGCGCTTTATTATAAAAAGTAAAGGAGAAATAAAAATGAAAGAATTACCTAAAAACAGATTAACATTCAAAGAAAGTATGATTGAGAGTCAATATTTAGCAACTAAAACAAAAGAAGAAAAGAAACAATACAAGCAACTATCTGTTGAAGATAAAAGAGAAATTTTAAAAGAATACCAAAGCAAACCTAGAAAAGAAATGAGATTTGAAAGTGAAATCAATAAATCTGACGAAAACTTATCTAAAATCTACCAAAGATTTAGCGAAATAGGAGTAGAGGATTTGTTTGGTACAAAAAAAGAAGTGAAAGAACTACCTATGATTTTAAAAGATAATGAAAACATAATGTATGTAACTTCGGGATTGTACAATAATAATACCTACTTAATAGTATGTACTGATCTAAGATTGTTATTCTTAGATAAGGGGATGATATATGGTTTGAAATTCCATGAATTTCCATTCGAGAAAATCAATTCTGTTTCGTATAAAAAAGGACTTCTTTTTGGCGAAATAATTATACATCACGGTTCATCAAGTATCGCTATAGGAAGCATATCAAAAAACACTGTATCTAGAATGGCGGAAACAATACAAGAACAAATCTCTATTCGAGAAAGTTCTATGAAACCATCCAATTCTGAAAAAATGAGTTTTTCTGTTGCTGATGAATTAATAAAATATAAAGAATTATTAGATGTCGGAGTAATTTCTCAGGAAGAGTTCGATAAGAAAAAACAACAATTATTGGATATTGATTAATAACGTATATTTAGCGCTTTAATATAAAAAGTAAGCAAAGGAGAAATGAAAATGAGAAAATATAATTTTGATAAATTCTTCTTATATATGGCGGTACTGTCATTACCAATAGTCATATTTTTTCCATTAATGTTAAGCATCCCAATCATCTTTTTTATTTTTTCAATAAGAAAGAAGGAAGATTAATAGTGCCTGTGTGGCGTGAGGAGGATGAGGGATGGAAGAGAACGCACCTTTAGAAACAGCAGTTAATAATTTTAAAAAGATTCAAAATAGCGAGATTTACAAATTTAAATATATGAATTCATGGTGTCTTGAATATTCAGAGTTTTTATTGGATGAAGTTAGATTGTTAAAAGAAAACAAAAGTTACACCAGATATAAAAAAGGCACTATAATTTATGTAAAGTTAGGTGTTAATGTTGGCAGAGAGTTTTCTGGAAACCATTTTTGTATGGTACTTAATAATCACGATTCAAATAAAAATCCAATATTAACGGTAGTTCCACTTACATCTTCCAGAAGTAAATTCAATGTGCATATCGAAGAAGATTTGTTACCTTTAGTATTGGAAAAAATGGACGTAACGGGTAAGGATTTAGCTAAAAAAATCATGAACAATCTTGAAAAGGTGTCAAAAGCAGAAAACCCATACGATCAAAAATTACTTGATGAAAACAAATCGCTGAATGACGACTTCAAAAAATATTCGAAGGTTCGCAAAAGATATGAGCGATTCAAGTATAAAAAGACCTATGCTAACGTTTTAAATATCACTACAATCAGCAAGGATAGAATATCGAAAATTAATAGGTATGACCCTGCCGGAGAAATATCATATTCAAAAGAAACAGTAGATAAAATTGAAAATAGTATAAAAATTAGATTTCTTAGTTAAATCGCTTGAACTACACTCTCTTTGATGGTATATTACATATATACAAAACAAGCCGCTGAAATATTTGCGGCAAGCTTCAAATTAGACAAGTCGCTGAAATATTTGCGACATGAGAGGGTGCATCTGCGCTCTCTCTTTTTTTATACAATTTTCACGGGTAGCACGCCTACCCTTATTATTTTTTGCCAATTTTGAGGAGGGAGAAGCAAAATGCCAGTATATAAGGATGATAATACAGGTAAATGGTATTTTTCCATTAGATATAAAGATGTATACGGTAATAACAAACGAAAAATGAAGCGTGGGTTTGAACGTAAGAAAGATGCCAAACTAGCCGAAAGCGAATTTATACAAAATGTTAAATATGGATACTCGGACAATCAACCCTTTGAATATATATTTTTTAATCGTTTAAAAAATGAAAATCTTTCTGCACGCTCAATAGAAAAGCGAACTACAGAATATAATACTCACATAAAAGAAAGGTTCGGAAATATCCCTATTGGCAAAATCACTACTACGCAATGTACTGCTTTCAGGAATTATTTGTTAAACGATGCAGGTCTTTCTGTTGGCTATGCACGATCTGTGTGGGCAGGTTTTAAAGCAGTTATCAATTACGCCAAAAAGCATTACAAGCTCTTATACGACCCCACATTATCGGTAACTCCTATTCCCAGAACAAAACCACAAGCTAAATTTATCACTCGTGAAGAATTTGATGAAAAAGTAGAACAAATCACAAACGATACTTCTCGTCAGCTAACTAAACTGTTATTTTATTCTGGTCTTAGAATAGGCGAAGCTTTAGCTTTGCAGTGGAAAGATTACGATAAAATAAAAGGCGAAATTGACGTAAATAAGAAAATCAATTTAAGTAATAGAGAAATTGAATATAATCTAAAAAAAGAAAATTCTAAAGGGATAATACCTGTACCAAAATTAATTAGAGAGATGCTTAAAAACATGTATAATGAATCTTCTAAAAGATATAAATATTTTGACGAAAACTATTTTATATTCGGGGGGTTAGAACCTATTAGATACGTTACCTATTCGTATCATTTTAAATCTGTATTCCCGAATCTAAAAATACACCATTTAAGACACTCGTACGCAAGCTATTTAATTAATAATGGTGTAGATATGTATTTATTAATGGAATTAATGAGGCACTCTAACATTACAGAAACAATTCAAACGTACTCTCATTTATATACTGATAAAAAACATCAAGCTATGAACATATTTGATTAA